TAAGGATAATCAGACGTATTGTGATCCTTGTTGGAAGGTGTATAAGCGTCGGCAGTATCATATTGCGAAGCATAAGCCTCGTTTGATGGCTGCTCAGGGTTCTAGGTGTGCTATTTGTGATGCTGATTTTGCTGTTATGTCTTCTTCTAAGATTCATGTGGATCATTTGCATGGGGATAGGTATTTGATTCGTGGTCTTCTTTGTTTGCATTGCAATTCGGTGTTGGGGCATTCCTTGGATCGCCCCGAGGTTTTGCGGAAGGCTGCGGATTATTTGGATGCCACTGAGGCTCGTCCGTTGGAAGATATCTTGGAAGAGCTTGATCGTAAGGAATCTTTGAGTAAACTTAAGGGTGTATTCTAGTTAAGGAGAATTATGGCCGTTCATGGCGAAGATAATGCGCTGAGTACAGCACGTGAGGTTGTTTGGACTGCTACGCAAGCTGCATCTATTGATCATCCTAATCTTGTTTGGGTTGAAAATGCAGATGGTTCTATTGAGATGACTGTTGGTGGCTCTGATGTTGCTGATGATTCTAAGGGTTTGACGTTAGCTGCTGGTAAGACATTGGGACCTTTTACGTTGACTCAACCAGGTGAAGAGTTGTACGCGATTGCTGCTTCTGGTACGCCTACGATGAAAATATTTGTAACGGGAGTTTAGTATGCCTAAAGTTGGTGGTAAGAAGTATGCTTATACGAAGAAGGGTAAAGCGCAGGCTGCTAAGGCCCGCAAAAATATGAAACGTGCTAAGAGAAGATGATTTAAACTATGAGGAGATTTTGGATCTCCTTGAGTTCGCTACCCCTGAGGAAACGAAGTATATTGAGCATTTGCTTTCTGCGAGGGTGGCGTTAGCTTCTCCGTTGGATTATGCGTGTTATGTGTCGCCTCAGACTATAAGGTATAAGCATGTTGAGGTTGTTTCGGATTATATTCAGGCGTTGTGCGAGTTTAGGCTTTACCATTCGGGGCCTGGTCCTGTGGCTGATTGGTTCTATCGAACTGAAGAAGGAACGTATCCGATAGAGGGTCCTGATGAGCTTCGTCATTTTTTGAGTGGCGATGATGGTGCTGAGGTGCTTGAGTTCTTTGGTTTGCATCCTGATAATGGTGAGAGGGTGGTTTTTCGGCTGGGCCTGTCTGCGCCTCCTCGTCATGGGAAATCTTGGATTACTACGTTGCATACTCCTGGCTGGTATTTGTCTCGTTGGCCTGAGAGGAAGCAGGCTATTGTTACGTATTCTGATGAGTTTTCTTGGGAGTGGGGGGAGCAGATTAATCGTCAGTTAGATGAGAGGAATGGTTTTGTTAAGACTAAAGGCAATAGACAGCTCATTCGTGAGCAGGAAAAGCTCGGTGAGTTACGGTTTGCTGGTGTGGGCGGTAAGCTCACTGGTACTGGGTATCACTTTGGGCTTATTGATGATCCTTTCAAAAACTCTGAGGAAGCTCTTTCTCAGGTGGCTAGAGATTCTAAGGATAACTGGTATGGGTCTGTTTGGTTGACTCGTAAGGAACCGATGGCTGTTGAGGTAGTTATGTTTACTCGCTGGCATGAGGATGATCTTTCTGGTCGTAGGATCTATGAACCTGAGTCGACTGTTCCTCGTAATGATTGGTGTGTTTTGGAAATGCCAGCTATTGCTTTTGAGTCTGAGAATTTTCCTCGGGAAAACTATGTAGATGTTATTGATAGGAAGCCTGGGGATGCTCTTTGTCCTGCTCGTAAGACTTTGACTGAGTTGGAACAGATACGTGAGGATGATCCGTTGTGGTTTGAGGCTATGTATCAGGGGAATCCGTCGTTGGAGGCTGGTGGTATTTTGTCTCCTCCGTATCATCATTGGAGTAATGCTGGTGAGAATTATCGGTTGGAGTTTACTTCTGGTGAAGCTTTGATAGTTCCTAAGAAAGATTGTGAACGTTTTGGGGTGATTGATTTGGCTGCGTCTTTGAAGACTTGGGCGGATTGGTCTGTGATGTCTGTTTGGGATTGGCATCGTGATTCTCAAAATTTGATACTGGTTCATTCTGATAGACAACGTGTTGAATCTGCCCGTCATTTAGAGTGGGCGCAGAGTTTATGTCGCCAATGGGATGTGAATGTTTTGGGTATTGAGGAACGTTCTTTTGGTTTGACGCTTATACAACTTTTCCAGCGGGCGGGGGGTTTCTATGTGCGCCCCCTTTTCCCGAAGGATCGCGACAAGGTTCAACGTGCTATCCCTTATGGTGCTGGTATAACTAATCAGCAGGTATGGTTCCCTCAGGGTGCTTCTTGGTTGTATATTTGGGAACAGGAACATAGGAATTTCCCTAATGCTAAACATGACGATATGGTAGATACTGGAGCGTATGCGTGGGAGATGACTCGTTCGATGCCTGCTTTCCATCAATCAAGGAAAAAGATATTGACTTTGGATGAGTTATGCTGGAAACAGTTAGAAGATAAAAAGAAAGAACCAAGTAATTGGTCTTATATGATGAGGTGATATGTTCAGATTAATTGAGGGTGGAGATTTTGGGTTAGATAGTGCTAATGTTGGGGCATGCTATGTCTCGTTTTTGCCAAAAGCTAATGGCGATGCTGGTATTTTTCGTGGTCCAGCTATAGAGGAGGAGGGCTTTTTAGACATTGGTGTGGATTGTATTAAGGATGCTGCCCAGCAAATTGGGTGGAAAGCGCCGGAGTCTGTTGCAAAATTGGAAAAAGCATACAATGATTTATTAAAGGAACATGAAAAATTAACGAAAGAACATGCTAAAGCTATGAAAGCATTAGGAATAGTTAAAGATATTAAGAAGAAGAAGTAATGGCTAAACAATTAACCGAAGTAGAAGACCTTTATCACGAAGCTGCTAGACATGTGATGGGTCCTTTACGTAACTATTGGTTGAACCATGCCTTTGTTCGTGGTTTACAATGGTTGCGTTGGAATACTGCAGTTACTCGTTTGAGTGAACAAGTTGAAGATAGAGACAGAATACAGGCGGTATTTAACAAAATACGCGCAAATCAGCGTACTATCATCGCAAATTTGACTCAAAGAGAATTGAAATTCGAGATTACGCCGACTGGTCCCGATGATCAGTCGATCCGTGCAGCTCGTTTAGGTGAAGCTGTTTTACGTGATTTACATCGTAATCAACGCTGGGAAGTGCTTCGTGAGGAGCATATGCAGGGTGTTTGCAAGGGAGGGACAGGTGCTTTACTAGTAGAAATAGATCCTGAGTCTAAATTACCTATAGTTAAGCCTTTATCTTTAGCTGAATTTATAGTAGAACCTGGTTCTAGGAACGCTGAAACAGCTCGTTGGGTTATAAAAGTAGAGGCATTGCCTCCTAAAACAGTTAAAGCATTGTTTGATATGCGTAAAGAACCTCCTTCTGACGCCCATTCTGGGCTTGCGCCTTTCCAGCATCGAATGTTGCACCATGGATTCGGTACAAATAGCACGGTTCCTGAATTAACTAAGGTTTTAACGTACTATGAACGCCCAATGGGCAATAAAAAGGGTGGATTTCAAGTAATTGTGGATAATAAGGTGATTCAAAAGGGCAAATGGCCTTTCCCTTTTGAGGATCGACTCCCAATTGCTGTTGCACGTGAGACTGTGGAAGAGAATCAATGGTGGGGAACCACTTACATGGACGATGTTAGGAAAGTTCAGGTCATTCTTAACGGTATTTGGTCTGGTATAGCTGAACATGCTAAGGAACTTGGCACTATTCGTGCTTTGTTCCCTGCCAGCGCTGAACCTTACGTAGAAGAAATGACTGACAAGCCAGGGTTTCAGCCTTGGCCTGATGGCGTCCCTCTTCCAGAGTATCTTGAGCAACCACAGTTAAAAAACTGGTATGAATCTGTTCTTGATCGAGCTGCTTTAATGATTGATGACATTATGGGAGTCCATGATGTGTCTCGAGGACTGGCTCCTCCTAATATTGAGTCTGGTAGCGGGCTATCTATATTGGCTGAAAATGATACTTCACCTACGGGTAGGTTAGTGAAAGAAACTGCTCGTTGTTGGCGTGAAGTATCTGAAATGTGTTTGAAGATTTATCAAAAAACTCAAACGAAAGAACGTACTGTTACTGTAGATAGTGGTTTTGGGCCTGAGCGTTTTCCGCATAAAGGTTCTGATCTATCTGCAGAATTTGAAGTCCGTGTACCTTCTGAGGGTTTGTTGCCTCGTTCTAAAATTGGGATGATACAGCAGGCTGACAAGATGTTACAGATGGGGTTGATTGATTCTCCAGCTCAGTATATTCGTATAGCAGAGTTGCCAGGTGCTGAAGATTTAATAGCTGGTATATCTCCGCAGACACATAAAGCACGTAGAGAAAATGCTGATTTGGCTAGAGGTCAAATTAGTAACCCTGCTTGGCATAAAGAGGATGATCATCAGATTCATATTTCTGAACATAAAGCTTTTATGTCTACGCAGAGATGGGAGTTGCTACCTGAACGTGTTCAAAATTTATTTGTGAAGCATGTTCAAATGCATAAGAACTTTGAAGCGGAAGCTAGAGCTAAGGAAATTCAAATGGCTGGAGCTGAAGCTATGGCAGAGCAGGTTAGCGGTCCTATGGACCCTAGCATGATGGGGCAACCTCCAGGTCAACAAAGACAAGGACCTTCCCCTGAACCTCCCACCGCTCCCGCAGGGGGAGGTCCAGAATTTAATATTAATGACCCAGTACCTAAAGGAGGACAACCTAGTATAGAAGATCAGATATCGGCTATCACAGGGACAACATAGTGAGTACAGAAAAGGAAATTAAAAAAGTAAGGGATGAGGCTGCCAAGTACAGGACTCAATTAGCTCCCTATAAAGAAGCTTTCGGGCATTTAGAACCTGAAGCGATTACTTGGATGTTAGATACTATCAAGATGATAGATACTGATCCGATGGAATCTGGTAAAAGACTTGCTTCTGTTGCGTATAGCAACATGGGTGAAACAGAATTCGTTGATTGGATAAATACAGTCGCCCCTAACGAAAACCTTGTCGGGGGAGAAGAAATAGAGGATAATGAAATTATGAGTAATACAAATAACAATGGTTCTGCAGAGAGTGTAGATATTACTGAATGGGCTACTGGTCTTGAACAGAGACTTATGGGTGCTATTCAAACTATTGAACAGAAAAATCAGGAACGAGAAGCTAATGCTGCTCGTCAAAAGTCGTTCGCGACTATTAATGAAACTGTCGTAGGTTTGGGGTATGACCCTGAGTCATGGCAAGGTAAAATGTTGATTCAAGTAGCTAGTGCTGAGACTGATCAGAAGAGGCCACTTAATGAACGTTTAGTAGAAGCTGATCAAATAGTTAAAAGTAGAATTGTGCAGGAACCTGTTGAAACTGCTCCGGAAAATAATTTAGTAGTGACAACTCCTGAAGTATCTACCGAGTCTTTAGAGGTTCCAGCTACTGGAGGGCAGCATGGTGGAGGAGGCATCCCTGATATTAATGGAGAAGATCCTGTAAGTTTTGGTGATGCTAATGACGCTTTGAAAAATTTATTAAATAGTCAGATCGGCCAATGAGCGGTCCTATTCCTACAGTAGGTAGTTGGGTTCGTTTAAAGGAACTCCATCCGAAGATGAAGTATCGTTTGGAAAAGTTCTTTGCTGACCCACGTATTAAGGGAAAAGTTAAAGTTAGCTCTGGAGTGCGTACTTATGCACAGCAGAAAGATTTGTATAGACGTTACAAGGCGGGAACTTTCCCGAATCTCGTAGCAAATCCGGATCGCGTATTCGGCGGTGGATTCCAGGGTTCATGGCATATGCAGCAACCTAAGCACCCTGAAGGAGCTTATGGTTTTGCTGTTGATTTTAGGAATGTTGGTGGGATACCAACTGCTACGATCAATTCAGTAGCAGCCGAGTATGGTCTTGTCCGCACAGTCCCGTCGGAATGGTGGCATCATCAGGGATATGGTTACTGTTATAAGAAGAAGAAATATCGTTGGTATGATGCTCCTGCTTTAGATGGGAAGCTTGAGAAGAAAGCTCAAGTTGGTGCGGTTGCTTTAGCTAAGAAACAGAAGAAAAGCGCATTTGCTGAAATAGCAGCAGCGATGAAAACAACTTTACGTAAAGGGGCTAAAGGCCCTGCTGTTACATTGCTGCAAAGTCGTCTTGCTAATCTTGGTTATAGGTTGACAAAGTATCCTTCTCGTAATACAGGTATTGACGGTCATTTTGGTTGGTATACACTTAGGGCATTGAAACAGTTCCAGAAGAAAAAGGGACTTGTTGCTGATGGGATTTGTGGTCCTAATACCTGGAAGGCGTTAATGAAATAATGAGTACTGATCATTGGAAGCGTAGGGCTGATCAATGGAAAGAGGAGCATAGATACCCATACGAATGGGTGCAGGGACAAAGACTTCCACTAGAATGGAATCCAGATATAGGAATGGCTGGAGGTGGAGGTTTCCCTGCGTTAGACCCTGGTCAATACAATCAATCTGGGGTTGCGACTGAGGCAAATAATACTACTGGTGTTCGTGGGCAAGAGGTAAATGTTAAGCCCCCTAGAGTAAGTTATAATCCGCCTGCTTCTACAGCACGTCAACATAATTGGTTAACTGGTGGAGGTGGTCGCCCAGGATTCCAGAACATGACAGTAACGGATGATTTTGGAAGTTACGAACCACCCAAGAAGAAACCTACGGAAGTTGAATGGTGGTGGGAAATGCATCCAGACGATTGGCCTCCACCTGGCCCACCTGGAAGTAATTGGCCTGGTTATCCACCTCCATGGTCTGAACAACCTCCAGACTGGAATCCACCGCCGACTTGGGCTGAAGAGAATGCAGAACCTCAACCTTCACCCATTCAAATAGGACCTCCAGAACGCACATTTCCACCGCAAACTCCAGGCGGTCCTTTTATGCCACCTCCTTTTTGGTTGCTTCAAGATCCTGATGCTACGGGAGATGATGTAGCAAAAGCTAGAGAAGGTAAAGAACCTTGGTTTGGCGTTTTAGTTCATGATGGTCAAAAAACTATGCCTTTTGAAGAGTTCGCAAAAATGACTGGTTTGCCTCCCGATCAAGCTTGGGAGCAATGGCATCAGTTCTTTAGCAATACTCGACCTGAAATAAATAGAGAAGGAACTGACTATTGGAGTACAGGTATGCCCTTTACTTCAACAATGGGAACTGACCAAATGATTGACGCTATTCAACCTTCACAGACGGTCACATCTGAAGGTAGAGACATACTAGATACATATGGCATGGTTCAAAATAACCCTAACGTCATTTCCTATCCATATAGAGAAGAAGATCCTGACGGTGAATGGCAGCCAGGGTTTGGACAACCAGTTAACCCTACTATGGCTAAACGACCTGTCCCTAGAGAAGTACCTTATTACGATCAAAGAGGGCTTTTAGAAGCTCAGATACTTGACGAAATGGCTATGCGAGGAATCCCACCTACCGGAGGATTAGACGCCCCAGGGTATAATCCAAGGAATCAACATTTATATAACGATACTCCTATCGGGCGTGTTGACCCTAGAGCAGTATTAGGTGGTATACTAAAGAGATTAAGAGGGTAAATGATATGGGCAAAATAGATTATAGAGACTTAGGAGAACGTGTAGTAGCAACGTTTTTCCAAGCTGTAGGCGGAACATTAGGCACAAACTCGATAGTAGATATGGGTATTTCTGAATGGAAACTTATACTTGCATCAGGTGGAGCTGCTGTTCTTAGCTTCTTAAAAGGATATGCTGCATCTATTCTAGGAAAGGACGGCTCTTGTTCTGTTGTTAACAAAACAATAGCTGACGAATCCGACTTGGAAGAGATGTATGGCGAGGTTCCCGCGACTTAAAAAATCCTGCCAAGTTGGAAGTAGATCTTTATTAGTAGCGTTACTTGCAATAGTTTGGTTTGCTCCTTCTGCTCCTGCTGAAACAGTTTGCGAAGCCACTGATGATGGCTGGGATTGCACAATCGTTGTAGATACATACAACGAAGGACCTCAGTTTACTTTTGTCTTAACAGAAGAAACTGAAGTAACAATAAGAACTTATACAAGTTTAACCTGTGATGACTGGGAAACAGAGACAGGGACCGACCTGTACGCTGCAGATCCGATACTATATCTATATGATGATCAAGAAATCCTACTCTACTCAGATGACGACTCAGCAGAACATAACGATGGTACTAACTTCTGCTGGGACGCACTGATAAGCCAAACTCTTCCTGCAGGGTCATATGTTTTGCAGGCAGATGCTTATAATGAAGCTACTACTGGAACGTATTCTTTAGAAATCTTTGGAGG